ATGTCTGCTCAACGGCTCTTCCTCTTAGACGCTTATGCGCTTATTTTCCGCTCTTACTATGCCTTTATCCGCTCGCCCCGTATCAACTCTAAGGGGATTAACACGAGTGCCCTTTTTGGTTTTACTCTGAGTTTATTAGACATTATAGAGAAGGAAAAACCCGATTACTTGGCGGTTGTCTTCGACCCCCCAGGAGGTTCTTTCCGACATGAGGAGTACCCCGAATACAAGGCACAGAGAGATGAAACGCCAGAGGGTATTATTTGGGCTGTGCCAGAGATAAAGAAACTGCTCGAAGCTATGGCTATCCCGACGGTTGAAGTGCCTCGTTACGAAGCGGACGATGTGATTGGAGCGTTGGCTCACCGAGCCGAAAAGGAGGGATACGATGTCTATATGGTAACCCCAGATAAAGACTATGCCCAGTTGGTTACCGACCGATGTCGCATATACCGACCTTCTACCAAGGGGTACGAACTATGGGGTCCGCAGGAAGTATGCACCAAATTTGAGCTGAACCATACTCATCAGGTGATAGACTACTTGGGCTTAGTGGGCGATAGTGCCGATAATATACCCGGTTGTAAGGGCATCGGTCCTAAAACCGCCTCGGAACTGCTCCGCTCGTATGGTTCTATCGAGGAGATATACAATAACATAGCATTGCTAAAGACAGGTACTCGCAGCAAATTGGAAGAACACAAAGAGATTACCCTACTCTCTCGATACCTTGCAACCATCTGTACCGATGTACCGATAGATCTACCCATCGCTTCTTTGGTACGTAAGCAACCGCACACAACGCTTGTACAACGCCTTTTCGAGGAGTATGAGTTCCGCTCATTGGCGAAACGTATAGATGTTTTGGCACACGAATCCAGCAACGGAGAGCTACTCTTTTTGATGCTTCCGATACATCAGCTCCCCCTTTAACAGAGGAGTCTATTGAGCTAAAGAGCGCAGAAATAGACCTTTTTGACTTAGGTATGGGGCAGGAGGAAGCTCCTAAAAAAAGATTGGCAGACATCCCCCATCACTATACCATCGTTACTACCGAGGAACAGCGTACTGCTCTTTGGAAGCGACTCAGCACCGTTCAGTACTTTGCCTTCGATACCGAGACCGACGGACTCGATGCTATGAGTTGCTCCATAGTAGGGGCATCTTTCGCTCCTGCCGAGGGAGAGGCATATTTCCTACCCTTACCACCTGATGAGGCTACTGTGCGTGAGTGGCTTGCTCCACTTCGTACCCTTATGCAGGAGTCTACAATACTCAAAATAGCACAGAATGCTAAGTTCGACCTCAAAGTACTGAGCCGTTATGGGGTTAATGAGGTAACATCGCTTTTCGATACCCTTTTGGCGCACTATCTGATAGCCCCCGAACGTCCGCACAACTTGGATTCGCTCGCCGAGCAATATTTATCCTACACTCCTATAGCCTATGAGGAACTTGCTTCGCAGAAGAAATTCGACTTGCGCCAAGATGTGCCCTTGGATTTGCTGGCAGACTATGCTTCGGAAGATGCCGACGTGGCACTCCGACTCTACCCTATCTTGCGTGATGAGCTACAACGTTTAGGCATGAAGACCCTCTTTGAGGAGGTCGAAATGCCCCTTTTGCAAGTACTGCAACGTATGGAGGAGCGAGGCGTACGCTTAGATACCGACCGCCTTTTGGAAGTAGCTAAGGGGTTGGAAGAGGAGATGAAAAAGCTCGAAGAAACCATCTATACCGAAGCGGAACAGCCTTTCAACATCAGCAGTCCCAAGCAGGTCGGAGAGATACTCTTCGAGAAAATGAAGATCAGCAGTCGTCCCCGAAAGACTAAGGGAGGAGGCTATGCCACGGGCGAAGAGATCCTCCTGCAGTATGCCAGCGAACATCCGATTGTACAGCATATATTGGACTATCGAGGCGTAAAGAAACTTATGAGTACTTACATAGAGGCTTTGCCTACGCTACTCTATCCCGATGGCAAGTTGCACACCTCGTTCAACCAAGCGGTAGCGGCTACGGGTCGCCTCTCAAGTAGCAATCCGAACCTGCAAAATATACCGATTCGCTCTGCCGTGGGGCAGGAGATTCGCTCCGCTTTAGTACCCGATAGCGATGAATACCTCTTCTTGAGTGCCGACTATTCGCAGATAGAACTCCGCCTTTTGGCGCATCTAAGCGAAGATGAGCACTTGATAGATGCTTTCTGTCGAGGCGAAGATATTCACCGCACCACCGCTGCCCGCATCTACAAGGTAGCTCTCGAAGAGGTTACCCCCTTACAGCGTTCGTTCGCCAAGACTGCCAACTTTGGCATCATCTATGGTATCTCTGCTTTCGGACTAAGCCAGCGACTGCACATCCCCCCGAAAGAGGCACAGAGTTTGATTGATAGCTACTTTGCCTCCTATCCCTCGATAAAGGCGTTTATAGAGCGTTGTATAGAGCAGGCACGAAATAAGGGATATGCCGAGACCATTATGGGTCGTCGTCGTTACCTGCCCGACATCAATAGTCGCACTGCAACGGTACGCTCGTTTGCAGAGCGCAATGCCGTCAATGCTCCCATACAGGGTACAGCTGCCGACTTGATAAAAATAGCTATGGTGCGTATTGATAAAGCTCTTCGGACGAAGCAAATGAAGAGTCGCATGATACTCCAAGTACACGATGAACTGAACTTCGATGCCCATCGTTCCGAAATAGAGGAGCTTACCCACTTGGTACACCACGAAATGACGCATGCTATGGAGGGGTTACGAGTACCTTTGGAGGTGGAGATTGGGGTAGGAGCTAACTGGTTAGAAGCCCACTGATAGCGCCTTTGCTCCGTTCGTATATCTGTTTCCTTATACCTTTGGCTACGTTGAGAGCCTACGAATAAGCCCTTTTGTAAGCACTTTATAGAACCCAATAGGAGACCTAAAAAGAAATCCCTCACATTGATTGTCGGTGTGAGGGATTGTTGTAAGATAAGTACGCTTCTGTGCTTACTTTTCGGTAGAGCGTTGCTGTGTTTCAAAAGGTATAACCCTTTCGTTTGTTTGCACGGATGGTTTTGCAAGTTTGCACGGACCTTTTAGGCAAAAGGGTTAATGGTTTGCCGAAATAGGGTTGTACCTTTCTTCGACTACCCTCTGTGTATGGGGGGTAAAACGAAAAGTACAATGGTGTAGTGTTAGGATTGTTGGCTTAAATGTTTGATATATCGATAGTTAAACACGAAAAATAAGGATAAGGAGAGAGAAACGAAAAGTACATTTCGCTTTAAGTCACTTGAAATTGACTTTAATTTTTCGGTGAAGTGTTTAGCAGGTGTTTAAGTGCTACTTTAAGCACGCTTTAATTGGGTTGCATTCGCAGCCCTTTTTTTGTGCCTTTTCTTCTCGTTTTTGCGCTTTCTTGGTAGTTTGTATAGGGTTACGGCTTAGAATGCCACAGATGGCTTATATACAAGCGTTATAGCGGTTTGTTGGGTAGAGTTTAGTGTCTCTTGGAGGATATATTCCCTCTTTCTGTTTAGAGCATGTTTAGTACCACTTAAACAGCCGTTTATTGGGTGTTAAATGAATGGCAAGAAAAGAGAGAAAATATCCTCTTCTTTTCTCTTTTTCGGTTTTTCTTGAATCTCTAAAAAAGCCGTGATTTTTAGTAATGGGGTTTTAATGGAGTTTCTATTGGGGTTTCAAGTTGATAACCCTAAAACAAATGAACTATATGGCAAAAAGACTTTTCATTTGTTAGAATATGGGGTAAAATAAAGAGAATAACACCCCATATTTCTATATATAATATCTCCTTGTTTTGTTTAAGTTGTTGATAGATAGGGATATGTGGATATTCTTTGAAAGAATGTATTTTTGAGATTATTCTGCTCGTATTATCCCCAAAACAATAGCAATACGATATATATACTCTTTGTTCAACTCAAATGGGGGGTATTTGGGGTTTTCTGAGACTAACTTGAGAGTGTTATCAGTTGCTCCAGGAAATACTTGTTTTACAATAGATCCTTGTTCTGTGTCTAAGACATAAGTTTTCCCCCACTGAAACCAGATTCCATCCCCATAAACATTACGACAGGCAATTAAATCTCCCGACTCATATCTCGGACTCATTGAGTCGCCTTTCACAGCGATTAGAAAGTCAGCATCCTTAAACATCGGAACAATGTAGCGTTCGCAATCATATTCCATTATAGGGTCATATCCACCATCCAAAGTGCCTGCCCATGCTCCAATTGGAATGAGAGGAATTCCTTCATTCGGATTTGTGGTAGGAGTTATTGATACTGATTTACTGAAAGCCTCTCCGACTCCGTTTATAAGCCAATTCAAAGATAAATCTTCAATTGTGGATATTCTTTGTATTACCTCAAACGATGGAGCACTCTTTCTGCCAGACACGATGTTATTTATGACGGTAGGAGCTATTCCACAGGCGTCTGCAAAAGACTTTTGTACCCCGTTATAGCGTTCTCGTATTATAAAGTCAATTCTTTCGTTTATAGTGTTTGTTTTTGTCATACACAATTAAAATCCACATTTGATTTGCATAATTCACAAAAGTGTATTACTTTTGCGCTGTACCAATAACAACAAAGTAAAACAAAAGTACAAAAACAACTATGAGTGTAATTCGGAAGATTAAGTACACACATGACATACGAGATGGAATAATCCGCTCTTTAGGATGTAGTGTAGAAATGGTGCGTCGCTCTTTGGACTATACGAAAGATACCGCTCTTGCTCGTGCCATACGTAAAGAAGCTCTACAAATGGGAGCCAGTGAGTTGGTAATAGCAGATGCCAGCGAGGTGTTTGTAAAAGAGGGGGACAAGCTCATACAATACGGTAAAGAGCAAATGACTGTTATCGACTTAAAACATGGCATTGTACGGATTTATCAGGGAGTAGAGCTTCTTATTGAAAAGGAGTTGCCATCGCTAAAATCATTAAATGAATTGTTGAACAGGAACAACGATTAGTGATATGGAACGTGTGGGGCTAACCTTATGTATAAGTTTTGAGGAACTTGTAAGTGGTGGTATTACAACCCCCTCTGGGATTAAGAATTTAATTCATAGGGGTCAAGTGCGTCGTGTACGTCGAGCCTGCAAGGATACCCCTGCGTTGTACGATGTAGAGAGCTTTCCCCAGCGTTATAAGGTAAAGATTTATGAGCGTTTTCCTGATGCTCAAGAGAGGGAGCAAAGTAAGCCTTTTGTGGATGAGATAGAGAAGAATGCTCAGGCGGAGCATTACTATAAGCAGTACACGTTTGACGATGGCAGGCATCTACCTGAAACCAAACAGGGAGAGTACACGGCTAATTGTTCGGTGCTGGATGCTTTTCGTCGCAAAATAGAGATCGCAGACGGCAGGCGCATCAGTCAAGCCCAGCCGAAATTACCTCGAGGGGAGTTCTGGGAGCGTGCTGCATTGGCTTTACCTCGTATCTCTGATAAGTGGGCGCACCGCTTGCCCAGCAACCCTCGAAGTTTACAACGCAAGTACAACGAGTATCAGCGTGATGGGTTTATCGTGATGATCTCGGGCAAGTTTCGCAACAACAGTGCTGCGAAGATTGACAGCGACGAGAAAGAAGATATTCTCCTTGCCATCCTGGCGCATCACAACAACATCGACGATACGAAGGTGGCTAAGGAGTACAACCAGCAGGCTCGAAAGCTGGGCTGGCAAGAGATAACCGCAGGCACCGTATCCTATTGGCGCAAGAAAAATCAGCAGGCAGCCGATTATGGGAACTTGGGCGAGACGAAGTACAACCTTTGGAATACACAGACCATCAACCGACGCAAGCCGAGTGTCCCCTTCCTCTACTGGAGTGTGGATGGCTGGACGGTGGAGTTGCTCTACCAGTCGGAGCGAGAAGGGAGAGATGGTCGCAAGGAGATCATTTACCATAAACGTATGACCATGGTGGTAGTGCTCGACCCCTCGTGTATGTACCTATCGGCATCGCTATCGGCAATCATGAGTCTAAAGACCTTATTCGTGAAGCTCTACGAGATGCCCTCAAGCATGGCGAGGAGCTGGCAGGCGAGATGCTACGAGTACATCAAATACAATGCGACCACTATGCGCTTGATGTAAAACTCAAGGGCGAGTTGGCAACCACTTACAAGACAGCAGGCGAGCATTTGACTCCAGCACGAGTACGCAACGCAAGGGGCAAGATTGTAGAGCAGTACTTTAATCGTCTACGACAAGAGTATTGCCAAATCTGTATGAACTATGCGGGTAAAGGGGTTACGAGCGACCCCAAGCATCAACCCAACGCAGACGCTATGAATGCCCTGCGCAAGTATTACCCAACCGAGCGGGAGGTGGTGCGGCAGATTAGAACTATGATGCTGGAAGAACGCAGAAGTAAGCAGGAGCAGTTCCATCTTCTTTTGGACAAGTTGCCTGCTAAAGATAGGCTAAAGATGGACAAAGAGCTCTTCTTGTTGGAGTTCGGCGAGACCTCGAAGTTTACCAACCGACTTACGCATGACGGCTTTAAGCCTACTCTGCTTGGTATAAAACGCAATTATGACACGATGGATGTGCGCTTTAGGGATTATAAGATGTGGGACTGGACTACGAAGTATGACCCCGACGATATGAGTCAAGTGCTTGTGGTATCGGCAGAGGGCGACTGTCGCTTCCTACTGGACGAAAAGCCTCAAGTTGCGATGGCTCTTTATGATCAAGAGGAGGGCGAGGCGGCGCACAGAGCAAGGGTAGATGCCTACAATAAAGAGCTACGAGAAAAAGCCAAGAGGCGACTGGAAAAGGCGCACGACACGGTAGCTCGACTTTTAGACCCCGAACGAGACCTGCATGGATTGCTCAGTCATACTTGCTTGCTCAATAGCAGGGGTAAGCACAAAGACCAGCGAAGTCAAGAGCAGGAACTTTTGGGAGTAGAAGAAGTAGAATTTGAAGAGGTAACAGAAGAGCCCACAGCTCGGAAGAAGAGAGCCCGTTGGAGCAACTTTTAGAGGAGTGTAAAAAAGCATTATACCTCCGAGTAAAAAGGTATATAGGTTTTCGGCAAAAGGTATATAGGTTTTTATAACGCCCTTTAGAGGGGCATTAAACGACGATTAAAGGGTGGTTAAATACGGGTCGTCGTCCCCTGCAAAATCTGTGGGGGGAAAGGGGGGAGTATAAACAAAGAATAGGATTATGAAGAAGATTAACAGAGAAAAGATGGGAAAAATAGCCCGCTATATGTGGGTAACTATTACGCTCTTTTTCGCTCTTGGAGAGCCCGCTGATGAGCGTTATTGGTGGGTACAGATTATCAACGTGCTACATTTTATTCTTGCCCTTGTGGTAAGTGCACATTTCGAACCCGAGGGGGAAGAACCCGAGGATTACAGTGATTTCTAACAAATAAAAATATAGATATGGATAAACAACTCATAACGGCTCAACTGAGAGCTACGTGGAGCGAAAAGGTTCGCAGCGCAAAGCAGCAGCTTCGTTAGAGGGAGTAAGCCCTGCTACGATTAGCAAGATACTATCAGGCACAGATCTGGTAGTATCAGCAACGAGATGTGGCGCAGTATAGCAGCCAAATCGGGACTAAGAAGGATACTGAGTGGAAGATGGCAGAAACCTCGGCAAGCGAGGACCTACGCTTCTACCTTGAAGAGGCAAAAAACGAGAGTATTGTATGCGCTGTGGTAGGTGCTGCAGGGTGTGGTAAGAGTCAAACCATACAGCAGTTTGCTAAAAGCAACAAGGGGGTTCATCTCATCTCCTGTATGGACCATTGGAATAGGCGTGTTTTCGTTGGCAAACTTCTCAAGTCGTTGGGCGTTAGCTATACAAGTACTTCAATTAGTGAAATGATGGAAGAAGTGGTAGATGCACTTAATAAGATGGAAGCTCCTATCATCGTATTGGATGAAGCCGATAAGTTAAGCGACCCTTTGCTCTACTTCTTTATCACCCTGTACAACGAGTTGGAAGGTCGCTGTGGCATCGTTCTTTGTGCTACTGCTCATCTTGAAAAACGCATCCTACGAGGTGTGCGCTTGGGGAAAAAAGGGTACGAGGAGATTTTCTCCCGTCTCGGACGCAAGTTTATAGCTCTAAGTCCTATCGACGATGAGGATGTTGCCTTGGTATGTCGTGAAAATGGGGTAAAGAGTCTGCGAGCGATACAAGAAATCATCTCGGAGTGCGAAGGTGATTTGCGTAGAGTAAAAAGAGCTGTTTGGAAGTTGAAAAAGGAAGAAGCACATGGCGAAGGCATTCTCTAATCACAATGTACTCTCTGCGAAGTTTACCCTTGCCAACTTCGAGGGAGAATGGTTGCGACACCTTGGGCGACCCGCTTTGAACGGAATTTGGTTCGTCTTTGGAAAGTCGGGCAGTGGTAAGACAACCTACTGCCTACAACTGGCTAAATATCTGACACAATTTGTTAAGCGCATCGGCTATAACTCTTTGGAGCAGGGGTTGTCTCCCTCTATGCAGCAGGCGTGGCGCAAAGCTGGTTTGGAGGAGTGTGGACGTCGTATTATGCTTATCGAAAGAGAGTCGCTCGAGGAGCTGGAAGAGCGTCTCAAGAAGAAGCAATCGCCCGATGTAATATTTATCGACTCGGTGCTCTACTTGGCGAATCCTGCAAGAGAGATTATCGCCCTTCGACACAAGTTCCCTACAAAGTTATTCATCATACTCGGGCAAGAGCGCAATAGCGATGTGTGGGACGCTAAGCAAATGAAGATAAAGCATGATGCCGATATAAAAATAAGACTGGTGGGCGGAGTGGCTCGGTGCGAAACCCGATATAGTACTGCAGATGGATATGGAGGGGCGGACTTCGTTGCCTATGAGAAATTGAAAGAAAAGTTTAACGCAGAGATAAAGGAGTTTTGAGATGAAAGGAGGAGAAAATTATGAAGATAAGGCTATTAAAAAGAGTTGAAGCTCTTGTGAATGAGCTGGCAAGCGTTGATGGTTGGACGATAAGGAACAATGAGGTCGTCGGCGTTAGAGTATCGTACAATAAGGGCTACAAATACCTCGCAGATTTGAGACGAGATTTTCTCCTGCACACTGATGGAAAATCAATAGAAAAAAATATAGATGATAGTCTACATCTCGCAGTGCAAGAGTATTGGAAAAAAGAGGGTAGAGGATATTGGAGAGAAAAGATGGGAAAAGATTGAGTCAATAACTATTAAGACAAATAGAAATATGAATATGAAAGAAAAGGCGGATATGATTTATTCGCAAAATCAAGAGATGATGAAGGAACTCGGAGTATCAAAAGAGGCTTTTAGAGTCTGTTTTGAAAAAGGATACAACTTCGAGCAAGACGAGCGAGAAGCAAAAGGAGAAATGTCTAAAAATGATAAAGAATCGCCCTATTCTGCGATGTATGATGACTTAGAAGGGACTCACGCAGAGAAGTGCCTTTTTGTAATTTCTCAAGACGCAAATGGTATGTGTAATTGCTCTTTTCAAGGAAATTTGAAAATTGGGATCAGAGCGATATACGAAAGTTGTATGAGAGAAGAGGATATAAGAAAAATGCTCACTGTGTCTTTAGCTTTGATTTCTTTTTCTGACGACACCAAAAAATCATGACCTGGTCAGAACAACAATCGAATGGTGCAGGAGGATTTTTTATCTGCACTGAAGAACTATTAAAAGGGGTAATGTACTACATAGACCTGTCTGAAATAGAAGGAGATAAAGAGTTACTTTTTGTGCGAAAGGGAGTAGCAGTCGAACTGCTCGGATCGTACGACTCGCTCGAAGAAGCAAAAGAAGCAGCTCAAGAACATTATAGTAAAACAATTAACGTAATCGATGTAATATGAAACTGTTCGGGGAAAATAAAAAAATAGGAATGAGGAGAGGAAGCAACCCTCTCGTTGATGAATGTAAATACTTTTTTGGTGTCGATTTCTGCAGATATGTAGACAAAAGAGTGCTCAATACGAAAATTTATGTGCAGGGAAATATCGTATCTGTACTTGAAAAATTGCGAGAGTTGGGATGCTCTTTTGACTTAGAAAACTTCGATTTTACATGTGCATTTCTCTATGTAGACTCTGAAGGTATAGTAACAGCTAATAGTAGTATGTTACAATTTCAAGTGCAAGAAAATAGACAGATTTATGTGTCGGATTTAATGAAATACGAACGAGAGGATTTTATACTACAGTGGGTTAAAATCGGGAACCGTTATCAAGCTGAAATACCTCTCCCATTTTTTCTACGTGCAAAATATGTAGTCACCGATGGAATGGATATCACTCTACAGCGAATAGAAGGGAGTTATCCTCGTGAAGGGTATAAAAATATCGGAGATACTTACGTCGATATAGACTCGGCAAAGCGAGCAGCGGAAGAAGATTATCTGCATCAGCTCTCTATAAATGGATTAAAACTAAAAAATCATGGAAAATAAAGTAATGGACAAGATACAGCGAGACCTCATAAAGAAATACCATGCACTGGCTGGGCAGTTAGGAATGACTAACGAGGATAAGTTGGCTCTACTGTCACAGTTCGGAGTAGAGAGCTCTCGAGATTTAAGTCAGCATCAACTAATAGACATTTGTGGATCGCTATCTAACGAGATGGATCGACGCTATGGTCGGGAGAGTATGGATGCGCTGCGCAAGCGATTGATTAAAGCGATTGGCGATTACTTAAAGGTGGTTGGGAGAGCAAGCAATATTGCAATCATCAAGAGTATTGCTTGTCGAGCTGCGGGAGTAGAAGAGTTTAATCGCATTCCTCGTGAGCGATTAAGAAGTCTGTATGGGGCTTTTCTTAACAAGAAAAAGGACTATCTGAAAGTTGATAAGATGTGTAATGAATATAAAGCAAATAGATTATGATTTGGGGTATAGTAATGATTGTCGTAGGAATCTTTTTCGGAGTTGCTAATGCTTTCTTCTTTTGCTATAATGTGACGCAATGGGGCTATTGGCGCAGTAGAAAACATGCTGTAATGATTTGGATTGCTCTTGTCGGTATGATCTCCTCAATAGTGTGTATAACATGGGGTATAATAGAATTATTAAAAGCATAACAATATGGATAATACAGTAATAATGAGCGCAGAAGAGCGCGCAGAATTTGAAGCCTACAAAAGAGAAAAGGCACTAAGACAGGAAGAAGAAGCGCAGAAGCAACAACGTGCCGACTACGCCCGACTTGTCGATGAAGAAGTGGCAAGTGCTATTAGTCAACTATTAGAGCTATCAGCACAGATGAAGCTGGTCAAAAAGACTATCTACGATAACTTTCAAACGATTTTGACGATGAAAAGAGAGATAATGCATTTGACTAAACAAGAGGGGCAGTTTACACACACTTTTACCAACTCTGACTCGAGCATGCGTATCAAGCTCGGTAATCGTACCGTAGACGATTATAGAGATACGGTAGAAGACGGTATTGCAATGGTAACAGAGTATCTGCAGACGCTTGCGAAAGATGAGGATAGTGCAGACCTCGTTGATGCTGTGATGCGATTACTGGCACGCAACAAGAAAGGGGTTTTGCAACCCTCACGGGTCATCCAACTCCGTCAGCTTGCCGATAAGCGCGGAAATGCTCGATTTAGTGAGGGTGTACGCATTATTGAGGAGAGCTACAAGCCCTATGCCTCAAAAACATTTGTTAAAGCAGAGGTTAAGGGAGAAGAGGGCTGGGAAGCTATCCCTCTCAATATAACGGAGTGCTAATATGTTCAGAATCTACATTAGATCGCCCAATGATTATGAGGGAGAAAGTTTTATGGAAGGGGTGCAGTCGGGAGATTCCATCCCTTTGTGTTTGAAATGTTAGAATTATTTTTGCAAAAAGAAAAATCAATGGAAAATATGAAAAAGATTGTTGTACTACTTTTAGGATTGTTCGGTTGGATGCAGGTAGCCTCTGCACAACTCTTTGATAAAGACACTATGGAGGAGGTC